TGATCCTTGATCTGCTCGAAGTCGGGGAGCAGCACAGGCCCGACGCCCTCGACCTCGGCGATCTCGTAGTTGCGGCTGAACACCAGCCGGAAGGGCCACACGCGGCCGGGATCGTGCTTCGGCGCCTTGCCGCCTGCCGCCTGGGGGCGTGCGCGCTTGCGCTCGGGTTCGCGCCCTGCGGTCTGGATGTCGCCGCTCTCGTCGGGCGGCGGCGCGGCGGCCTTGTTCATCTTGCGTGCCATGCTCTGTCCTCCTGATGGAAATGGGTGGGTCTGGGAGGGGCCCGGAGGACAGCCGAGGCCATCCCCCGGACCCACCCGGAGACCGAGGCTACACGAGGCCCTTGAAGAGCCAGCCGTTCTCCTCGACGATGGCCGAGCCGTCGTAGGCGTTGCCGTACAGCTCGTTCGTCGCCTGGTTGGGGACTTCCTTCCAGCTGACCACCATGGGCACACCAGCGCTGCGGAGGATGGCGTTGGCCAGGACCGCAGCGGGGGAGCCGGTGGCGTAGCGGATGGAGCCAGGCAGCCAGGCGAACCCGGTGTAGGCCCCGGCCGCGGCGGCGATTCGCTGGGTGGTGAAGATGTAGATCGAGCTGAGCAGCTGGGCGGTGAAGCCGGCGGGGCGGAAGTCGAAGGCTCCCTGGATGTCGTCGCGGTAGCCCAGGGGGCCGACCTCGGAGCGCAGGCTGTCGCGGATGCGGTTCCACTGGCCCACGTTCCTCATCATCATCGCGATGGGCATGTCGGCGGTGGCGCCGGCCGCGGCGGCCAGGTCCATGATCGTGAAGAGGTCGTCCACGTCGTTGTAGGCGGTGCCGTCCACGCCGGTGGTGGCGAAGCCCTGACCGGTGGTGATCAGCTGGCCCATGCGACCGCGGCGGAAGGAGCCCACCAGGCTGGTGGCCAGGCGCATCGGGTCCACCAGGATTCGGCCGCCGTCCACGATCTGGGCGAACTGGCTGAAGGACAGCGCGAGGGCGCGGCGAGCGACCGCCACGTCGGCGTAGTCGTCGACCACGTTGCTGGGGCTGACGTCGGTCGTCTCGTTGACGGTGGCGTCCATGCTCAGGTGCCACCCGAGGTTCGCGAAGAGGAAGCGCAGGGTGTCGGACATGCTGCCGGCGACGTCGCCAGCGTAGGAGATCATGCCCGAGTCGTAGATGTCGAAGCGCTCGGTGAGCTGCTCGGCGGCCATCTGCTCGGCCAGGGTGATGTCGAGAAGCAGGCCGTCGGCGTCCATGCCGGACTGACGGATCGGGGCGGTGAGGGTGCCAGCCATAGCTGAGCTCCTGAAGCTGAGAGGGTGAGTCTCGCGTCAGGATCCCTGTGCGTTGTCGGGGGCCCGAAGGCCCGCCGGTTGGGAGCGCCAACCCCGGATCCGTTCTGCGGTGATGGAAAGATCGATCTAAAACTACTTGTCGCCGCCGCCGCTGTCAACCGGCTTGATCGGCTGCATCCCGTGGGCGGGGCGGTAGCGGGTGTTGTAGAACTCGGTGGCGGACATGCCGGACTGGCGCGCTGCCGCGAGGTCCTTGGCGGTCGCGCCGGCGCCACCAGCGCCCCCAGCGCCGGCGCCACCACGTCCTCGACCTGTGCTGATGTCGCGACCACCAGCGCCTCCACCAGCGCCTCCCGCGCCGGCTCCGCCGGCTGCTCCACCTGCTCCGCCACCACCGGAGCCACCGTCGCCAGCCCGCTCTGCAGCTGCCTCGAAGCGGTCACGGACGGTGGCCGGGGTCTTGGACGGGTCCGCGATGCCCTGGTCAACCCACTCGGCGTAGGTCGGGGGCTTGTCCTGGCCCGCGGTGCGGCTCTGGTAGATCGCGTGCATGTCGCCAGCGTCCGCAGGGTCGGTGATCCCCATCTGGCCCACGTTGACCTTGTAGAGCTCGTGAGCCCCGACGGCGGCCTCGAGCTGCTGCTGGAGCTCTGGCACCTTGCCTGCGGCCTTCTTGGACTCGGCCAGGGCTGTCTCGAGGGTCGTGATCTCGGCGCCCTTCGCGGTGGTGACGGCTCCCACCTCGGCGCGAAAGAGCCTCTGAACCTCGTTGATGATCGTGGTGTACTGTTCTTTCGTCATCACGTCGCCAACGCCGTCGATCTTGGTGAAGGTGGCCTGCGGTAGTCCTGTGAGCGGCATGTTCTGTCCTCCTGTCAGGTGATGGATGCGCGGAGCGAACGCTCTGCGTCTGCGGTTGCAAGGTACTTGACGATCTGCGCCTGGGTGAACTCGGGATGGAACTGGAGCACGGCATCTGCCCGGGTGATCAGGCCGAGGGACAGCATCTCGCGCACGTAGTCGGCGCGGGCCTTCAGCTCGCCAGCCGACAGGGGCACGCCCTGGTAGCCGATGCTGTAGCCGGTCTCCGGGATCTCCGATCCCGTGGCTCCGTTGACGATGGCGGCCGACAGCTCCACGCTCTCGAGGTCGCTGCGCCGCAGCTGTGGGATCAGCCGGGCGGCGCTGGCCCGCTTGCCCTCGTTGCTCACGCTCAGGGCGTAGCCGCTGCGGGGGTCGCCGGACTCGCGGATCAGGTCGGCTGCGCTGACCCCGGCGTAGAGCGCCACGCGCTGCTCGAAGCGCTGGATCGACTGGATCAGCATCAGAGGATCGGCGCTGGCGGCCATGCGCTCGACGGTGACCGTGCCCTCGTAGCCCGTCATGGGCTGGACCATGTTGAAGGCCCCGGGCTCGATGGCGACCCATGCGAGCGGCGTACCGTCGGCGTTCTCGACCTTGACGCCCACGGGCACACCGCCGACGAGGATCAGGGTCGCGACCGACCCGTCCCGGACGCAATGGATCCAGAACGTGTTGAGCACGCCCATGGTCAGACTGCCGGCGACAGCCTCGATCCCGTACCAGGCATCCCAATAGCTCGCCTTGGTGAGCGCGTGGTAGGTGCTGCAGGGGATGAACGGGCGGCCCTTGCGGGCTCCCTGGTGCCAGCGCCAGCGGTCGGGCCAGTTTTCGCCGGACAGCATGGCCGAGGTCGCCGCCTTGCCATCCACGGTGGCGTAGCGCTCGGTGAGGTCGTGCATGCGGTCGGCCGACAGGATCTTGTAGCTGGGGGCCATCGGGTCGGTGATGTCCCACTGCTCCCAGGTCCACTCCTGCGCGGCATCCTTGTCGGGACGGTCGCGGTTGTCGGCGATGGCCATCCTGACCGGGCGCCGCGGGGCGCTGGACAGCACGTCGACCTCCACCCGGTGGGGTGGCACGGGGTCAGCCGACAGCCCGCCGACGTCGCTGTGCTCGAGGCGCATGACCACCTCGCGGAGCCCTACGATCTGCTCGCCGGTGGACTGCATCAGCGGCCAGTAGCCGCAGTCGGTGAGGATGCCGCCCTGTGACCTGGTGATCAGCTGCTCCGACCCGGCCGGACCGTCCAGGTGCGGCTCGCTGTCGTAGGGCACCGGGCCGATCTCGCCGCTGATGGACCTGAAGACGTTGCTCGTCATGTCCATCGGGCCCCATGCCTGGCGGCGCAGGGCGGGCAGGTGCGTGGTGATCGCCTTCTCGAGGTCGTCCCAGTACAGCCCGCTGAGCATCCGGTCCCGAAGGGCGCTGTGCTCGGCTCGTGATCGGTCGGACTCGCGCAGCCACGACAGGCCTGAGACGGGATCGGTTGGGAGGGACATGCTCAGCTCCTGCGGATGTGGATCTGGTGCGTCTCGAAGTCGCCGCCGATCTGGGGTAGGATCAGTGGCTTGCAAGCATACCTTAGCGCGTCGATCGGGTCTTTGTACTTTTCGCCCCATGCCCACTTGCCCAAGGCCTCGATCGTGACCTCGCAGCGCTTGTCGATGTAGAAGCACCCGGCGCGGACCATGGCCTCATGGAGGAACCGCACGCCGGCATGGACGGACCCGCGCCCAGCCCCGCGCCCACGCTTCGCGCTGCGCACCGGAGGGCTCAGCCGGTTGCGTGGGATGCGGAGCAGCGCGGCCAGCTCGGTGGCCAGCTCGCGGTTGCTCTTCGTGGTGAGGTCCTTCAGCCCGGCGGCGCCGGTGTAGCGCTTGTCGCCGTGCGCGTGGTCCAGGTGGCGCCACTTCAGCCGGTTGCGCTTCAGCATCTCGAGGATCCTGATTGCGTCCTCGTCCATGAGGGTCGGCCCTTGCGCGATGTACTCGTCCAGGATCAGGATCCGAGGGTGCTCGCGGGAGTCGTCCACGGCCACCAGGGCCGCGCACAGCCGGAAAGCGTCGTCGCCGTAGTCGATGCCGAAGAGCAGCTGCACCTCGGTCGCCGGCATGTGGCGGCTGGCGGACAGGTGCTCGATGACATGGACGTGAGGGTCGAAGGCCTCGAAGGCGTTCCCCTCCATGCGGAATTCCCACTCCCCATCCAGCACCACGGGAGCCTCGTAGGGGGCGACGATCTTCCGCTGGGCGTCGATCCAGTCTTGGTCCATGCACTCGCCGGCATCGGTGTAGAGCGGCTCCGACAGGCCGTCGGGGATCAGGTACTCGGGCCTGAGCGGGTAGTGGTGGTCGGTAATCACGCCCGATTCACACATGTCCTTGAGGTACTCGACGGGGGCATTGACGGGGGTCAGGGTCAGGTAGATGTCCCCACCGGTGCGGGTGGTCCTGCGCTCGGCCTCGGTGAAGGCACGGCGGCGCATGGGGGGCTCGTCAAACCAGATGTCATCCACGGTTGCGCTGGCCAGCGACAGCCCGCGCTGGGTGGTCCACTTGAAGTGGTAGGTGCTCCAGCCGCCGTGGATCGAGCGGATCTTGACCATCGGCTCATGGCCGTAGAAGGCGCCTTTGAGCGGGTCGTAGGTGGTGTGCGGGTGGATGAAGCGGTGGGGGATCAGGTTCCACAACTTCTCTTGGATCTTCCTCGAGCTGGGGCCGGAGCCCGAGACAATCCAGCCGGTGCGCGCACGGGGCTGGAGCTGGCGGTAGGGGTGGATCCCGCGAGCCCGCCACCAGGTCTCTCTGATGCCGGCCCATGTCTTCCCCTGGGCCTGGTTGCCAGCCCGGAACAACTTCATCCTCGAAGGGCACTCGTTGAAGGCCTGCTGACCGGGGAGCCAGTCCACGAAGTCGATCGGGTTGGCCTCCACCCACTCCACCAGGGGCCCCACCAACCGGCCGGATCTACCCACCGCACACCTCGATCACGATGTCGCGGATCTGGCGGCGGGCTGCTACCGGCAGCGCGGTAAGGTCCCGCCGCAGGTCCTCGAGGCGAGCATCCCAGTCGCGGCTCTGCTCGTCCTCAGCGCGGGCCGCTTCCTCGGCGTCGAATATCTCTTGGAGCAGGCACTTCTCTTCCTTGACCAGCGACACGATCGCCAGGCCGTTCGTGGTTCGGCCTCTGGCTTGGCGGACCGTGGCCAGCAGCGCACGGCGCTCCACGAGCATATCGATCCGCTCGCCGGTGACCTCTCTCGGGAGCTCCTCGGGGGCGTTTCGCTCGACGCCCTCTCTGCGGAGCTGGGAGAGGTAGGCCTGCATGGTGCGGGGCACGATGTCGTAGTCGGCGGCCCAGGCCTTGACCACCTTCCGCTCAGGGTAGCCGTCCAGGCGAACCCGAGCGCGGATCTGCGCCATGCGCGCGGCCTTCTCTGGGGATGGTGGGCGTCCGGCCAGGGGGTCTCACAGATATAGGATTGCGTGCACGGATTGCATATTACGATATTGATCGCAAGCCGATCGCCTTGAGAGCGAGAAACCACGGTGGGCTTATTTTCTCGTCAGATATGGGGGGTGGGGCACACTCAAGGCCACCATTGAACCTACCTTATCGACAGGTGTCGTTGCTGGTATCGAAGGGGGCCCTTTCGGATCGCTCCTTACCCACCCTACCACACGCTCCACCCATCCAGGAATAGTAGCGGGCAGCTCAGGCCAGCCTGCACCGGTCGCTTCGGCTATCGCTTGGCGGCCTTCTGGGTTCACGCTCACCACCAGCACCGGCATGGTCGGCAGCTCGCGATGGAGTGCCAGCGCCCAGCCCATGGAGTCGCAGCAGGTCAGGTCCCAGTCCAGCAGCACGGCGGCGATCGGCAGTTCGCGCAGGTAGAGCATCGCGCAGTCGCCCTCGGCTATGAGCAGCGTGTGGCCAGCATCGCGGAGGGCAGGGAGTAGCCGCTCGTAGCGCATGGGCTCGTCGTCGATGGCGAGAATGAGGGTCATAGGATCAGCCCCACCAGCGTCCCGAGGAGCCTCCCCCGGCGCTGCCTCGGGCCCGGGGATCGGGGGTTCAGGGCGGCGCCCGAAGCGGTAGCGAGAGGGCAGCCGCGTATAGGATACCTCATAGAGGGGGATCGGCGGCGCGAAAACATAGGTTGCACCGTGGTTTTCAAAACCGCCCGCGCCGGGGTCTGCCGCTTTTTGCATACTACGCGCCGGGGTCTGCCGCTTTTTGTATAGCCGCGCATGGGGTCCCCCGTTGCGGGTTTTGGGGTCCCCCGTTCCAAAGTCGGCGTTATACCTTGGGTTTCCTCTGCCGCCGTTTTGGGGCTTTCTTCTTCTTCGCTCCCTCCGCTGCCTCGTTCAGCACTCGCGTCAGCCGTGGGAGCTGCGGCCCGGGGCTCACCAGATCCCCCTCCACCGCAACCCAGCCGGCCTCTTGCCAGCTGTCCAAGGCACGGCTTCGTTGCGCGTTCAGCCCTTCGGCGCTCGCCCGGTCGACCAGCTCGGCCCACCCTGGATCGTTCAGCGCCACCCCGGGCGCCTCGAGCCACCGCGCGCCATGCTCTCGCCCGGCACCTTCCGTCCAAGTCAGCACCAGGCCCAGCCCCACAAAGGCGGCGTCTCCCCGTTGGTTGCTATTCGATGTCCAGTCGTCGGGCGCCAGCTCGTCAGGCCATGGGAGCAGGCGGCGCCAGGGGCGGTCAGCGAAGGCCAGCCCATCCCGGCGGCCAAGCTCTCCCATCTCGGCCAGCAGGCGCGTAGGGTGCAGCAGCTCCCCCGGCGTCACGAGCCAGGCACCAGGGCGGCCAGGCGCGCAGCTCACACCCTCGGGCCGGTGCACCAGGCGCCGCAGCGTTCCCGGCGGGCTACGCAGCTCCACGGCGGACCACGCCCACAGGGCCGCATCGGCATCCTTCCCGGCGCTGCCCTTGCTCGGCATGCCGAGAGCTTCGGCCAGGGCCTTCCCCCGCGGCAGCCTCAACCTGGGCACCGCTCGGCTCCAATCTGTACATGTCCCCCGGATCAGCGCGTCTTGGTACGCCCGCAACAGCAGGTCCAGCACGCTCAGCGCGGCCTTGCATCGCAGGTTGCGGTAGTCGCCGTCCAGCAGTCGCGCGGCCAGCGCTGAGGGCTCGTCGTCGATGGCGAGAATGAGGGTCACTTAGTGTCGCCCATCGGCGCCCAAGGGGAGCCAGGTCCAGCGACGAGGACAGCTCCAGGTGGGGGCCA